CATTGCCGTGCCCATAGGCGCACCAGCGGGTGCGGCAGGCGTGACAGGTGCCACAGGAGCCGCACCAGGCGCTCCTGCTGGCGCTGCCGGTGGGGCAGCAGCCGGTGGCACTCGGCCAGCACGAACGTCGCGCACGGCCTGCGGGATGCGGGTGACCGCCTGGCCAGCGCCGCCAAGTGCTCCGGCCAGTGCCACCTCGCCAGTGTCGAATCTGCCGCCAGCGCCTGCTTGGGTTGCCTCGATCACTGCTTGGGTGCCAGCACCAGCAGCAACAGCACCAGGGATGGTGACAGCACGGCCAGCAGGTGTGAAGGCAGCCACAGCGCCAACAGCGCGTGGGATGTCGCTGACTTGGAAGCCAGGCTTGATGGCATAAAACTGGCCGTCGATGGACGACTGCAGCACGAAGTTGCCCTTCTCATCCTGGGTGACTTGCACGCCGGGATAGTTGGACTTGATGATCTGGATCGTTTCCTCGGGGCTGCTGATCATCGTGCCCAGTGCAGACTTGAAGCTGGCCATGCTGAAGGTGTTTAGCTCGGGCATGGCCGCATAGTCCGGCAGTGCTTGCGTGGTTGGCGTGGCTCGCTCAGTGCCAGTGATGGCCTCACGGATGCCGCCCACGATGCCCATCGGCTCGGTTTTCTTAATCGCAAAGCCGGTGGGCACCTTGGCCATGCCGCTGGAGACGTCGCGCTCCAGCTCCATCATCTCCTCGCGTGTCATGCGCCCGGTGCTGTAGGCCTCCAGCACAGCCGCAGGCAGCTCTGGCGTGGTTGGTCTGGCACCTTGGGGCTGCTCGCCACGCAAAGCCGCGCCACGGGGCAGCATGAGGGTGCCGCCGCGAACGTCGGCCTCAAACTCTGCCGACTCTTCAGGCGTCATTTGTCCGGAGCTGTAGGCTTGGTAGACCCTTGCAATCGCATCCGGCGGTACAGCAGCCATGCTGCTGGTACCAAGAGCACGCTGAAAGGTGCTGGTCGTGCCGCCCTCCGCAATGGTTGGTGTCTGCGCAGGAGCACGTTGTGGGCTGAGGTCTCGCACGCCTTGCGAGACGCGGTCGATGTAAGCCCTGGTGCGTGGTCCCCAGTTGGCCGGGTTGGTGCCGCCGTGGTACTCAGCAGCCGCCAGCTTGATGTCGCCCTTGTTGCGGTCCAGCGACTCCTTGAGCAGCAGGCCAGCGGCCTCGGCTGAGTTCTCTGGGCTGAGGTAGGCATCCACGCCGTACTTCTTGAGTACCGCCTGGCGGGTGGCCGGGATGATCTGGAAGGGGGTTTTTGCGCCTGCCTCAGACACCTGGTCGGCATTGCTGCGCTCGCCTCGCGTGAGCACCGAGACCAGCAAGCCATTTGGCAGGCCGAGCTTTTGCTCAGTGCCAGCGGCCAGGTCAGACCAAAAAGGGTCTTTGTAGCTGGTGGGGGTTTGTTGCGTTGCCATCTTATGGTGCGCCTGTAAACGGAGTGGGCACAGTGACACCGCCTCCAAACTCCGGTGGGTTCACTGGCGTCAAGGGCAGTGGCGATAAATTCTGACCAGGCACAGCGCCTGTTCCAGGATTGGCAAAGCGCATGTAGCCACGGCCAGACACCGCACGGCCAGCTTGAGCTGCGGCCAAGTCTTGCGCACGCTGGTCCATGAACTGGCGTGCAAAGTCCACATAGGTGGTGCCTTTGGGCACTTGAATGCCGCCAATGTCGATGTCTTTGTTGGCACGTCCAAGGGTGCCGTTTGAATTCACCCACTCAGACTTGGCGCTTTCGGCCACCGCCTCGTATTGCGCCATCTTGGCCATGCCGCGCAGGAATGACGCCAGCACGGCTGCATCAGCCGTTTCTGGGGGCAAGCCCTTGAGCGCCAGCTCGATGTCCTTGTCTGTGGCCACGCCTGGTGGCAACGACTTGATGGCCTGCGTGTTGCGCAGCCGGGTGTACTCGTTGCGCAGTTGCGTAAAACCGTCCTGGTTGCCGGTGAGGTTTTTCATCTTCTCAGAGAACGATGTTCCCAAGCCCTTACCGCCACCAGCCGATTCCATGCGGCTGGCCAGATCGAGCATGCGGCCTGCGGCCTGTTCAGAGCCGACGGCAGCCACTGCTGCATCGTTGACGATCTTGGCTGCGTTGGCATCGAGCGTGGTGCCCTTTTGATTCAGCTCAAAGAGTTTCAGTTCAACGTCAGACTGCAATTTGTCGCGGTCCAGCTTTAGACGATCTTTGTCTAGCACCAGCCTGTTGGAGCGCTCCACGATCTGGCTGTCCAGGTTGCGGATGTTGGCTGCCGTGTTCGTGTTCTCCAGCGCCAGGCGGGTTGGCGTGTTGGCCGTGATCAGCTCTTCTTTGGTTGCCCCAGCCTCGGCTGTGCGAATCTCGCCTGGTGCCTTCATTGCCTTAATTGAGGCCTCCAACACCTTGTCACCACCGAACTGTGCCAGTGAGGCCATGTTGATGCCAGCAATTTTCAATGCCGAGGCTGGGTCATTTTCTGCAAGCTGCGCTGCAACCTCGTAGGCTTTGGCTTCGCTCTCTCGGCCTGAGTTGCGCTCAGCCACAGCACGATCCTTCAAAAGCTGGATGCCGATCTGTGGCTGCTTGGCGCTGAATGCCGAGATGACTTGGCCACCAAAGCGCAACTGGTTCTGCTGCTGATCTTTGGACAGCGTCTCAAAGTTGGCGCGCATGCTGGCTGCTTCTTTTTCAGGCAGCAGCATGGCCACGTTGGTGAAGTCTCGCGCAGTCGGGTTAGGGTTTTGAATCAGCGCATTGACCTGTGTTTGCAAGTTCTGCTTGCGCACCAGCTCCTGCTCTTGCAGTTGACGCTGAGCACCGATGTCGGCAATCGTTGCGCCGATCTTGAAGCCGCCCAGGGCAGCCTCAAAAGGACTCTGGACGTTGAGTGAGTAGTTGATTGGTTGGACCATTTGTGGCTCCTTATACCTTGCTGTAGTCCACGGTGAGATAGCCACCGGACTGGCCCACAGCGTCAGGATAGATGCCCAGCACCTCTTGCGCCATCAGACCGATCTGACGACCGCCGCCCCAGGTGTATTCAAACTCGTAGACGCCCAGGCCATCTGACCGGGTGCCGATGTGTTGGATGTTCTTTTTCAGCCGGATGTCGCTGAAGATGTTGCCCAGGCCTGGCGTCATTGCTGTGCCAGCCTTGCCTGCGGTGGCACCGTACTGTGCGCCCAAGAACTGAGCAGGCAGGTTCAAGACGTTGGCAAAGGCTTGGCCCTGCGCCAGCTCTGCACCAGCGCGTGCAGCGCCTTGCTGCCCCATCAGTCCTGCAATGTCTGCACCAGTTCTCAGGCCAGCCGTGGCCGTGCCTGCAGCCGATGCCTGGCCCATTTGTGCCAAGTTCTGGCTGGTGAGCTGGCCCAGTGATGTCAGGCCGCCGAGGCGACCGTACTGGGTTGCAATTTCTTGCTGCAGCATTTGCGGCCTGAACTGAGCCAGTGCGGCTTGGATGTTGCCACCGCGCAGGCCACCAGTGGCCGATGCACGCTGCAGCAGCGCTTCCTCGCCTTGCCGGACTTGAGCCTGGAAACCTGCGCCCTGCTCAATGCCTGCAATGGCTGCTTGCTGGGCTTCTTGGCCACGCAGGCCAAGCAATGCCTGCTGCTGCTCCAGTGCAGGCGCTCCGGCTTCAGCGTAAGGCTGCAGGCCACCGATGGCAGTGGTGCCTGCGGTGACGTAGGGCTTGAGGATTTCCTGCACCGCCTCGAACTGGCGACGCTGCTCTTCGATGCCAGATTCAGCGGCTTGCGTTTGTGCACCTGCCGCCTGACTGGCTGCTCGGCTTTGCATTATGCCGCCGACAACTTGCGTGCCTCCGACAACTAGGGCTGTTACTGGATCAGGCATTGCCAAACTCCTTCATGTAATCTTCAAGCGTCTCGCCATACAGCTCCATGACTTGTTGCGCCGTTTCAGTGGCGCGCTGAGTGCCGTGGCACAGCGCCACCGTCATCAGCACCACGTCATAGTAGCCTGCACGCCAGACAAACGAGCGTGCATCTGCCTTGCCATTGCGCTCGGCCTGGTCAGATGCTTGCCACTTTAAAATCATCGACGCCACGACAGGCGTCAGGGTTTGTGAGTTTGCAATCCAAAATGTGTTTTGGCTCATGCCGACCAGCGTGTTCCAGATCGCAGCGTTCAGGTCATCACGCTCGACGGCATCACCGTCGGCCACGTCATCAAAGACCTGAATCGCTCCGTAGAGCATGAGCAGCCACTCGATGGCTGGCGCAGGTAGCGCAAGAACCCTTTGCAGGTTCAGTCTCAGCCAATCGATACCAGTCATGCGCAACCTTTCAATGGTCGGATGAGCTGCTGGCGGCTCGATAAGCTCAGCCCTTGCATTTTCTCACAATTTGACATTTGGTCAATCCTCGTCTTCTTCCCGGTCTTCCCAGGCTTGGCAGACGCGCATGTCGTTGCAGATGAAGTTGAGCTTCTCGCAGTGGCCACGAAAGCCTGCGCCCTTGTCGTAGGCTGCCAATGGGATGCGCTCGATGCGCACCTGTGCCATCAGGCTGTTGTCGTAGTAGCCGCAGTTGGAGCAGTGCTTGCGCCGCGCTTCCTTCTCATCGCATTGCATGGCCTCGGCCAGCCCTGCGTAGAACTCCTTGTTTGCGCCTGGCTCGTTGGTGGGCACCTCGGGGCCGTAGTTCCAGTCCTCCACCGCAATGACGTAGTTCTTTTTGTTCTCTGCGTTGGTCAGCATCGGCTCGTCAATGGGGATGCCGCCGAATCCGGCAAGCATCATTTTTGGCATCTTTGCGTAGTCCATGCGGTGCTCCTTATGTAATCTCGCGGCCAGATGCGCGGATTGTCAACGATGTGGCTGCACTGGCAATGGTGGAAATAAAGCCACCACTGTCCAAGGCCTGGCCGACCAGTTCTGGAAAGGTATAGGTCTCATCCGGTACGATGCTGCGGGTGTCCACGATCAGGTTATTCGTGCCTGCACTGCCGCCGCTGGTCACCAGATTGACGCTGATGGTCACATTTGCTGCGCTCGTGTTGGTGGCAGTGAACTTGTCGATGATGGCCTTGCAGTTGGTGGCCGTGTACTGCGTGGTCTGGCTGTTTTCGGCCTGCTTTGCTGGGATCAGCACCTTGATGGATACGGTCATATCATGCTCCTTATGTGGCTTCGCCGCCGCTGGCGATGATGGTCAGACCTGCTGATGCGGCCTGAATCTGGATAGTATCGCCTGCGTTCAGCACTTCGATGCCGTTGTACTGCAGAGCGTTGTTGCCTGGCACTGGTACATCGTAGAGAAACGCATTGCCTGTGCCTGCCGATCCTGCCGATGGCACCAAGAACACGCGCACGTTAATGGCCGCTGCCGTTGTGTTGGCAATGCTGAACTCTTTGAGCAATGTCCGAGTGCTGGCCGGAACGGTGTAGAGCGTGGTCACACCTGTGGTGATTGCTGCTTGGCCGAGTTTGGCAGGTGTTATTACATCGAAAGCCATGTTAGCACCTGGTTAGATCGCACTCGTGCGGTTTGATTTGCATAGGGCAAGATGCCGTTTACATCATGCTCTAGTTCGATATTGTTGCGCACTGGGGCCAGGGCCAACAACTCCAAGGCCTGGGCCAAGCGAGGGATAGCATCCAATGCCTGCTGCACCTTAGCATTGAGTGCAGAATCATCGACTGCTGTTGTCTGAGCCAATGCGTTGATCTGAGCCAGCGCCTGCACAGCAGTGGCCTGGGCCGTGCCTGCCGAGATATTGATCTCCAGCACCACATCAGGCGCAATGGCGTCGACCGTTGCGAACAACAGCTCGAACTGCCTGATCTGCTGCTGGTCGGTCAAAAACTGCGCGAGCTGGTCGCGG